TTTTCTATGTTTTTTGCTCATAGATTTATAAGTCCGATTAGTCATTATTCTTATTATAAAGACTTTCTCTTTCTCTTAATAGAGCATCAACCTGTTCATTTATTTCTTTTATTCTAGCTTCATCTTTAGACAATCTTCTCTCTGGACATTTCTTATATTCCCACCATTCACTTCAATCATATTCTCATCTCTCTAACCAAGTCCTATCTTTAAAAACAATCTCTCAATATAATTCTTGGCAACCCCATCAGTTATCATAATTTGAATAATTGTCCTCTAAAAACTTTTTCATAATTTCTATACTATCGGAATTGAATATACATTGGTTTTCATCATCTCAACCTACACATCAATAATCAATATCTTCTAGTGTTTTTCAGTATCTCTCACATACTTTTATAAGTTCCTCTAATGCATTCATTTTTATCAGTTCTTAATATAAAAGTCTGATTTAATTCCAGAAGAGAGGGACTTCCACCCTAAGTCCTGCTGAGTAGATGGACTGTGTTAATGTTTTATTTCGTGTCTAATCTATAATTGAATAGTGTCTAATTATTCTTTTATATCTCCAACAAATTCTTTTGGACTTCCTCAGCTTTTTTTCTCTCCTGTTAGTTCCTAGCTATGTACACTCACTAGGACATTCAACTTGTTTTTCGACAGAACAAGTAAACTCGTTAGGAATTCAACTCCATACCCCTATTTTACAACAGATATGGAGTAAAGTATATTACTTTAGACAGTTTAACGAGATATCCAGCTCAAGATACTAACAATAGCATCATACTGCTTGGATCCTGAACCACACAACGAAAATAGTAAAAAACATGATCGTAAGAGTCCAAAGCAAATCATACTTAGCCTTGCTGTATCAATTTTTGTAAGCAGACAATTCAACCATAGCCAACACGAACTCAGTACCTACAAAGAAACACAATAAAGCAATCAAGAACATGATGAAGTAATAAAGTATAAAATACAGGAGGATCCGACTCGCACGGATTAGGCTCTGGTCTCCCAACCTAGACTACAGTTTGTATAATATCGTTCCAGACTTCAGCCTCCTGATACACCAGAAGGAAACTTTCAAAAACCTTCTGGCGATGATCGATATGGCGAAGACAGTTTAACCTCATATCCAGGAGGAGAACATTAGAACAAAGGATCCTGTCTCCTATCAATGTTCCTAATGATTTGACAAATGTGTGGATAAGAAACACCGAACTTCTTAGCCAACGACTTCCTGGATGCACCACGGAGCCATAACTGGTAAACTTCATTTCACATCTCCTTACTGAAAGACCTCTTAAGAAGATCAGCTTTCTCTTTATCGCTAATGATTCTAGGATTACGAGGCATAACATGATGGCAAGAATCCAATCAAAGCTTCTCCTTGTTAAGCTTTGCATTAACCTCGTTAACCTTCAAAAGCTGAGAATAAACCTCATCGTACTTCTGAGTCTGAACCTTACGAGCTAACTTAAGACCTTCAATCTCTCAATTAGCACAGGTAAGCTTAACATTCAAAGCATCGATAACATCATTAGCTTCCTTGAGTCAGTAGTAATGACCTAACCAGTAACCAATAACGATACCTGCAAGTAAAACAAATCCACATAAAGCAATAAAAGTAAGCATGGCAATATAATTAAAAGATAAAAAACTATTCAGTAAACGTGAACCTATCAGTCACGTAGTCAGCACAACGCTTTCACTTGATCCAACGACCAGGTCAATAGAACCTTGTACCTGAAGACCATTTCTGATAACAATACTCAACCTGTCTCTGCCAAGAGGTGTTGAAATCAGAAGGAATGTCTTTCTGGTATAGATCATGAGCCTGACAAAGACCATGAGCGTGTCAATTATCACCTACAGCAAGAAGATTCCGATTCCCATTCTCACACTCTAACATCTTAACGAAATCAAATCAACCAAGCTTGTAAGCATACCGAACATACTGTTGCCTTGGATCGTCACGACTGAAACCATCATGCCAAACCCTAACTCCAGGATACTCAGTGACTTCTTCAACGGCGTCGTCTACTCCTTGATTAAACCCACCTTAACAGCAAGCTCCGTCTTCTTAGTCTCAACAGCCTGCTCCAGTATCACATTATCTTCGTGGAGTCCCTTTTGAATCTCAGAACACTTGTCATAGTCCAAAGAATTCTGAACCATACGTTGCTCCATCAATTCAATCTCTCATTTAAGAGCATCAATCTCTCTCTGCGAATGAACATCGCTAGCGGTACAAAGACCGTAAATAACTAAACCAATAACCATAAACGTTAATATAAATGTTGTCTTATTCATAGCGTGCAATAAAAGAATAAAAGCTAGGCAAGACCGTTCGCTTTCTTCCATTCATCAGCAGAAGGAATATAAACGAACTCTGCCATGAAGTTCCTGATAGCATCAACATAATCAGTGAACTCCTTAGTATTAAGTGAGGCGGTACTTCTAGGAACAGGAATCTTACCTGATGAATCCAGAAGGAACTTGTGCTTCATAACCTCATGGATGTACTCTTGATCGTAACCAGTGTACTCAGCAATAGTTCAATAAACACCTCACCAAAGATAACGATTCTGCATTGTGGAGCGGTCACGCTTAAAGAGGATAATCTCATAATCACCATCCTTAAGCATTCCAATCTCCTCCAGGAGCTTAGTCTTATTAACCAAGCTCCCTAATCTCTTTTGAAATACAATCATTAAGAACCAATAGTATCTAAAGAAACATATAAGGCTCTAACCTTTTTCTCCATGTCCTTGGAGAGCTTGTACTTAGTACGGATAGCCTTGATACCATCCTCAACAGAGTACTGAGACGCAAACTTAGTGAACTTGTCTAAGTCTGGATCATTAAACCAAGGCTTGTCATCGTCTGATTTTTTCTCAGCAGGCTTCTCTGCATCTCACTTATTCGTAGAATCAGGATCCACACCATCATCGATGGCGAATAATCCGTTCAAAGCATACTTCCTAGCATAAGAAGATGCAGAACCAGTAATCTGAGCTCCATCCATTCCTGCCTTGTCTTGCTCCTCACGAGCATAAGCAGATGAAGACATAATCTCCTTACCATCAATACTATATAATGTAGCAGTAGCCATAACATAGAACCTAGGTCAGTGATATTCAGTATGAGAAGTCTTTCCGTCCTTGCTAGTATCAGAAACAAAATCAATATTAGATTCGAACTCTATAATCTCATCCTTCATAACAAGAACAACCTTGTACTTCTCCAACAAAGGCTTAACAGCTGAAAGGATATCTTCACAAGAGCGGTACTTATAACCACCGAACTTGTTGAACTGTCACTTAGGAGCCTTCAATTCCTGCTGAATCTTTAATAACTCTTCCATTACTTTCCAAAATTAGGATATAAAGATAAGAACACATCCAAGCAGATTGCCTGCTCGGCTTCCGTGAAAGTCTCATACTCACGGATTCACTTAACACCGAACCTGATCAAGAACAATTTGAACTGAGCAGATTCCTCAATCTTCTTTTGAAAATCGACTGTCATCTCTAATTAGATAAGAAACTAAATTCCGCATCGCCTTGAAACCACGGATACTTCTCCAAACATCATTGGAACACCTTAGGAGCCTTGGACTTATACACTAGAACGGATCCAAAGAACTCTGGCTTACCGTTCAACTCATAAGGAATACCAACTTGTATAACCTCGTCCTTTCTGTCGGTCAAATGGTTCTTGATCGTGAATCTACGAACCAAATGATACTTTACTTTACTAGACTGATACGCATCCAAATGCTTGTCAGAGATGAAAGAACGAATACCAGACTTAATCAGACCACGAATTCTTCCCTCCTCTAAACTAAAGCTAGCTTCACGGTCAGGCTTAACGATAACTTCGTCGAACTTATCATGGAGCGGAGAATGTGGCAACATGTAGAACCTCATCAATTGATTACTCCAACCAGGAAGAGAACTCTTCGCCTCCTGGAATCCATCATAGCCAAGTGCTATAACTCACTCAGCCCATTCATTCAATGCAACAGCCTCTTCAGCTGTAGGTCTCTTCAAAAATTCCATTACTAATCGAATATAGAATCTAAACCATCAGTGATAGCATCCAAGTTCGCCTGGACGGTACCAGTGAAGAAATCATCATCGAACCTACCATCATTCAACCAACCCTGAGGTCGTTTGATGTAGCGGTCTTCAACATGCTTAAGGCTACACTCCTTGGCATATTCAGTCGCCTTATTAATAAGGTAAGATGATTCAAATCCACCATCCAATAACCTCTTCCAAGCCTCTCGAGCCTTGAACTTCCCCTTGTGCTTGGGATAGACTCTCCAGAACTCTTCAAACTCAGAAGAGTAAGGAATAACAGATTTAATTTTTTTCTCTCTCTGCTTGGGAGCAGGAGATTCAGTTCATTCATCTACAGGAGCAACACTCTCCTTGTGCCATCTGCTAAGTGCCGCCTGACGTCTCTGCTCAATAGCACGAGCGTCTTTCTCTTCTTGATCCGCCCAGAACCTCCTGATGAATGCCAAGACCATCTTCAAATCGTCTGGATCTGGTTCATCACTTCCGTTCATGATGGATAGCATCTGCTTGAACAACCTACCTGCAGTAGCGTCGTCCATCATACCAACCATTGCAATCCAATCAGCAGAGATAACAGCCGTTCACTTCATGCACCGAGATAAAAGAACTAAAAGGAAGACTCACTTGTAATGAAAAGGAGCAACCCTCATATTACATCGTGATACGCCTTTCCAATATATCACGATGTAATGTAAAGGTTACTCCCTAGCTAAAGAATACATACACCGTGGAAAGGACAGTGCTATGCAACGGTGGAGGCTATTCTGATAAGAGCAATAAAAGAAAAACCCACCACGTCTTCCGACATGATGGGTATATATAATAGAGAAAATTCAACTTTCAGACACCTGTGGGATTCGAACCCACGAACCGAGGTGTCGCAACCCCTACCTTGAATAGAGGATGCATCTATCATGCCCAGTCATATAGAAAGACTACATTTACATAGTACTTAAAAAAACGAAAAAATCAAATCTTTTGAAGACTTTTTTTTATACGAGGTACGACCACGGAAAACTCTATAATTTAGAAGGCTAAATTTCAGAAAATATCATTATGGATTTTTTGAATTTCACTAAATTCGTTATGAATATAGATGGCAGTGGTACTCAATTTCGCATGTCACATAAGCACCTGAATCTTGCTTAGATCCACACCACACTTCAACAAATAAGTAGCAAACGAATGCCTGAGCGTATGGCAAGAGAAGGACTTATCCCAAGGCAACTTAGCTGAGAGAGACTTAAAGTACCTGCAGATGGTAGACTTAGCACATGGAGATCCATAATTGTCTGGATGATGAGAAACGATAACATAAGGCTCATCAGTAACCTCCTGGTAAACATGATTACCTAACCAAGGAATAGGAGAATGCCTTGCCTGAAGATATTCCTGGAGCAACTTCTGAACTGGTTCCTTAAAGAAAACCCAACGTTCAGCGTCTCACTTTCAAACCATATTAAATGCACCAGACATAACATCACGAACACGGAGCTTCAAAATCTCAAACAAACGTAAACCAGAAGTAAAACCAATAAGGAGAATCAACTTAAACCTAAGCTTGTTGATCGTGTAATCCTCACTAGCATCTACAAGCTTAAAAATAACCTGCATCTCCTCAAAAGTGAAATAGTCCATCCTGGTGGACTTAGCACGGCGGATATGAATCAAATCTGGGTCAATTCAAACACCATATGCATAAACACTCCACTTAAAGAAATTTTTAATCGTCTGAATCTTTTCCTCGACGGTCTTATGCGACAACTTGGAACGCTTTCAGAAGTATCTTGAAGTAATAGGAACATCAGTATCAACCAAATCAACCTTGTAAGAGTCTATAAGAGGAAGAGTAATTCATTCCACCTCCTGGACTCCATGATCCCAACAGAAATTAAAAAAGCGAAGAATATCTCTACGAAAGCGAATAAGAGTAGTAGCTCTGTAATAATCACCTCTGTAGAAGTCGATGAATTCATCAACAAGTTCATTACATAATAACATGGAAAGACTGCTAAAATATAAAAACGGACTATAATTAGAACAGCCTTTTCTTTTATTGCTCACACATAAAATATATAACAGGCTAGAAAAAGTCAAGACAATATTCAAATTTACAAGTTCTTGCCTTTTGTTTTTCTTATACTTAAAAATCCAAAAAGACGATACAATAAAGTAAACAACTTTACAATTAATTAAAAAAACAAATGGCAGTAGATAAAGACGCAATTGAATCAGCAGGGAATGCACTAACAAAACTCACTCACTCAGAGAGAGGAACATTCCTAGCAGTTATGATATGTGCTTTACTAAGCATAGTAGGAATCGTATGGTTCTACGTAAACAGCATGGACTGACTGATAGTTAAGTACAACCAAACAATAAACGAACAGCAGAAGGAATTCCTAGACGCTTTAAAACAATTTAAATAAGAGATGAAGATTCTATGAAAAATCGCAATCGCATTGATCGTGTTGTTACTGTTGATGGGATTGAATATCGCCTACAAAGGATCATAGAAAAAACCGCAACAGACATACATCACATAATAGGGAAATGTAACAGAATGAAATATAACACAAACGCAGAAGAAAACAAAGTAAGAATAAGCAGAAGGGAACATGTAGCATTGAATCAATACTTCAAAGACAAACAAGATCCAAGACAACAGCTCCTGCAGGTATTCAACCTAGTAAAACCAGTACTATCTCCAGGAGTAAGGAATGAACTACACACCATCCTAGAACTAACGGATGACGAAATGTTTTACATCCCAGAAGTACTAAAATGAAAACAAAAGAACAAGAAACCAAAGAGTTGGAACTTAGAAGACAACTCGAAGAAGTGATAGAGCAAAAGAACGCAATACAAAAGAAAATAGATAGATTACCAACCAACAAACTAAATCAGCTAAGAGAACTAGTAGAACAAAGAACAGCATTAGAGAACAAACACAAACACCTTGTGAATTTATATAACATCATAAGCTAATGAACAAAGAACTACTAACCAACGATGCAATTGACATAAACGATGAATATGCGTTCGGAGATGAAGTGGAATACGTAACTCCAAAGATAGAACACAACATACGACCGAAAGGTAACCAGTGAAATTCAGCAACAACCAGATCAGCCTGCACCATATGTGGAGCAGTGAATCAGATAATCAGACTATTCTGAATAGACCTAACACCAGAAAAGACAAACAAACTCTACGAAGAAGTAGTAAAGTACTGCACCAAAGAAGGATACGTAATAGGAACATGATGGTACATACCATCAGCCTGCAATGCAGTATGCAAATGGTGGAATGAAACAGGATACAAGACATTCCAAAAAGAACAAGTATTTTGGATCAGAACAGACTGGAACGCAAAGAAAGTAACAGAGGCGCTCCAGAACGGACACCTGGTAGGATTCTGAAAAGAGCTTGCCTGGAAGTCTGATGCCATCAGAGGAATCGTTGATAAGGACACCTATCCAAAAGGAACAGGACACAGACTCAACTACAAATGCAAGAACATAACAAAAGCAACAGGTGGAGCAGATGGATCCAAAGCAGAGATAGGAGTATACGATAACTACTACTGATCCACATGGCAGGAATACTTCATCCTGGATAGAAAGAAGTACGTCTACAAAGGTTTATATTGATACGCATATATCATAATGCCAGTAAGCTCAATGAAAGAAAACATAGAAAAGGAGAAACAAAGGATAGCATTACTCAAAGCAGTGAATGCAACCATTTCCGTGCTAACAACGACATGGTCTGATCTCCCTGAAGAATTCCAAAAAGCAAGTTCAGTCTACGCTACATCACTAAGAGATAAATATCCAGAGGCAAGAAAGCTAGAAAAGGATCAACAAAAAAAAGTCTACCAATCAGTAGTAGACTTCCTGAGCTATGCATGGAAATATGCATGAGAAGACGAACAGCTTAAATTTGCAGACTTAGCAAAAACGCTTAGAGAAAAATACAAATTACAATAAAGACCAGAATTACTCCTGGTCTTTTTCTTCAATAAGATCTGGACGTCTAGGAAGAATCTCTTCCTCAATCATTCTCTTAACCAACCAACCAAAAGCGTCGATGATGATGTGTGAGTCTTTAGCATCAGCACATCACAAAGCATTCCCTAAATGATACTCAAAGTCAGTTCAACAATTACGCATAGCATTGCAAAGAGTAGAGTAATGAATCCTTCAACTCCTACCATCAACGGTTCAGAAGTTAATGAATCAATCCTGATAACCAAATCAGATTAGATCAAATTTTTTTTCAGACATGACGACAACAATAAAGGATAAAGGCTAGAGATAGAAAACATAGTTCCTATCTAATGTTGGCGTCCTTTTACTTAAAAAAAACGCTTAATCAAGTCCTTTATCAAAAAAAAACAAAAAAAACGCTTTTTGTATATATTATATATTTATATATAAATTATATTATATTAAATAATTATATATTAATATATTATATATAACTATATATACATCTATGCTCAACTTAAAGAAATCACAGTTCTAAACAAGTAAGTAATGCAAATGATGCGGATGCATGCGGTCGCATACGAAATATGCGGACGCATACGACCGCATGCGGTCGCATAGATTCTCAAAAAAAGTGTTGTAAAATAAAAACAAGTATTTAAACTAAGGACGAGCAATAAAAGGAAAAGGCGTAAGGAGGCTATTCTGACATATTTTACTATGTCAGATTTTTTGTTAAATGAAAAAAACTCCTGAACTTATCAGAAAGAAGTGGGAGGTAAAACGAAATCAGCTTAAACAAAGAACCGAACTTTCCCACAAAACGAACATCGTAAACCTTAGAAAAACTCTGGAAAGAGATAAGGATCAAGAATTTCAAAAGAAAGCACTAAAGTACGAAAGGAAGATGAAGGCGTACTTAAAGAAAAAAGAACTGGAGTACAAAAGAAAATGTGAAAATGAAGTAAGAGCATTAGAAGGTAAACCAGAAAGGGTATACAAACCTAAAAAGCGAACAAGAAATCAAAAGCTAGTATTCGCACTACAGATAGCTCAAGAAAATAGCAAGTTAAGAGATACAGATCCAGAAGGATACTGATACTGCTGTAGTTGTTGAGAAAGACATTCACGAGAAGAACTTGCATGATGACATTTCTACTCAAGACAAATCCAAAGCGTATGTCTTCGACCAGAAAACATAAACGCACAATGTCATAAATGCAACATGATAACATGACCGCTAGGTAATGCAACACTTAAAGCTCAAGTACAGCATTACTACTTGGCAGTACTAAAAGAAAAATACTGAGACGAAAGGATCAATGAGATGGAAGAACACGTAAACAGACGAATATCAAATCCTGCTAAACGGTCACCAACAGAAATCTTCCTAGACGAATACATCCCAGACCTCATAGAAGAAAACGAAAAGCTCTGGAAGTCAAAAACATTCCAACCATCGCAAAGAAAGAACCGAAGGAAGATATACAATAAACACTTTATCCAATAAGAGACTACAATGACAGTGCAACAACAAATACAGTATGTAAGTATAGAACAACTGATTCCATATGAAAAGAACAACAAGATCCACAACGAAGAGCAAATAAAAAAGATAGCCAGGAGCATAAGAGAGGTAGGATTCAGAACACCAATCCAAGTAGATGAAAACCGAGTAATCCTTGCAGGACACGGAAGACTAGAAGGAGCAAAAAGAGCTAAGCTAAAAGAAGTTCCAGTAATCCAATACACAGACCTAACAGAGGAACAAAAGAAAAAATTCAGAATCCTAGACAACAGACTCTGAGACCTAGCAGAATATGACCTAGACGCTCTAAAAGAAGAACTAAAGGACATCGATGATAAATGGCTAACCGATATGTTTAACGAATTCGACCTAGGACTAGATGAAGAAGAATGGAATGATGAAACAGAAGATGATGTTCCTGAAGTAGATGAAGAGGAAGAGACAATAGTACAACAAGGAGATGTATTTATGCTCCAAGGTAAAGTAGGAACTCACGTCCTAATCTGTGGAGATAGTACACTAGAGGAAACGCATAAGAAACTAAAAGACATGATGGAAATAAATGCATTCGACATGCTATTCACAGATCCACCATACAACGTAAACTACAAATGAAGATGAAAGAACACATCCAGAGGAATCGCAAACGACCATATGGGTAACGCAAACTTCTATGAATTCCTTCTAGATAGCTTCGAACAGATGGTAAACAGCACAAAAGCAACAGCTCCAATGTACATATTCCACAGCCATAAAACACAGGCTACATTCGAACAAGCTATGAATGAATCAGGAATAGAAATGATAAGTCAACTAATCTGGAACAAACCAAACGTAAATCACGTAGGAGCAAAATATAAACAAAAGCATGAACCATTCTTCTACGCACACAAAAAGAACCAGAAGGAAGAACGATACGGATCAGATGTCTTCGAAGAGACAGTCCAAGACGTTCCAAACATAGCCAAGATGAAAACAATGGAACTCGTTGAAAAGATTAAACACGCACAAAAAGCAGAAAGTGAAGGTAAGACAACAATATGGAGTATGAAAAGACATAACGTAAACGACTACATTCACCCAACACAAAAACCAGTAGAGATAGTAGAGAAAGCTATCTACAACAGCTCTAAGCTATGAGATACAGTCCTAGAACCATTCGCATGATCAGGTACAACACTAATCGCATGTGAAAAGACCTGAAGAAGATGTGGTGCAGTAGAGTATGATCCACACTTCATCCAAGCGATTCTCAAAAGATACGCAGGACAAACAGGTAAAGCAATAAAATGCATAAACAGAGAATTAGATTTATCTCCTATACTAGCATAAATGTATAGCAAAGAACAAACTCTATTCCAAGAGAATAGAAATCTCCATGCTCTCTGTCAAAAGCAATGACAAGTGATTGCAGAGAAAACAAGAGAAAACATAAGTCTAAAAGTTCAAATAGAATACCTCCAGGAACAACTCCAAGAGGAACGTAACATAAGAAAAGTTTTATATCAACCAAAAGAAGATGGCAAGACCAAAAGAAAAGGAAGTAGTGATGACTAAGCAAGGTAAAAGAACATACAGGTTGGATAAAAAAACTGGTAAAAAACTAACATGAAGACCAAACAAATTCACACCAGAAGTCGTGGCTAAACTAGAAGAACAATTCTCATGGAACTCTTCAGTGAAAACTGCGTGTGCGATGGCAGGTGTTTCTCCAGATGCATACTACGATGAATGTAATAGAAATCCAGAGTTTCTCCAGAAGATGCAGAGAGCTCAAGAGTATGTAAGTTCTCTAGCCGACAGAGTCATCGCAAAAGCTATCAAAGACGGTGATAGCTCAACAGCAAAACGGTTCAAAGAAAGAATCGATGAAAGATACAAGAAAGAAAACACTATCAAGATGAGTGCAAATTCAGAAACAGATCCAGAAACAGGAGAAGTAGTAACATGACTAGAAGTAGAATTCGAGCTAACGGATTAAACTTTATCATAACAAACCAAAAATGGAATATCCTAACAAAAACCTCAGATGAATAAGGAACACGGAGGAGTTCGAGGCAAGAGTAGTCTTAAACAAAATCTGTGAATTTTTGAGGCAACGACCAGACTACTCAATGTGAAAAACAAACATGTGTGTAAAGGACTACAGCCTGGAACAATTCCAACGATGGATATGCAAAAAGATAAGCTCTCCAAATGAAAACGAAGAGTATGAAAAGTATCGTAAGAAATACCGCCTAAACAAAAAAACTACTAATTTATCCAAACAGTAACTACAATGACAGGTATAAAAGAGAAGTTAAAAATAAAGCTATCTCGTAAACAAAAGGAGGCATTGAAAGTATGCTTGGATAACAAACACACAGCAATAGGATACGGAGGAGGTGCAGGATGAGGTAAAACATATCTCGGAGCAATACGACTCTGGCTCATGTGTATCAAATACGCAGGAGTAAGATACGCAATTGTAAGAGATACCCTCAAGAACGCAAAAGCAACAACAGTGAAATCGTTGGAGAAGTTCTACCAAGACTACAACATCGATGAGAAGTATAGATGAAAGCTAAACGAGCAGAAGTCTATAATCAAATTCAAGAACGGTTCAGAAATAGTCCTCCTGGAAGGATGCTACTATCCATCAGATCCACTCTACAACAGATTCGGTTCGCTAGAAATAACAGGAGCGTTCATCGAAGAGTCAGCAGAGTGTCCGATAGAAGGAATCGAATACATCCAAACCAGAGTATGAAGACAACTGAACGAAAAGTACTGAATCCTCTGAAAGGTGCTAGAGACATTCAATCCGAATCCTGGACATGTGTACGAAAGGTATTACATGTGAAAGCATAAAGACGGAGAACAGGCGATATTCATTCCTGCATTAGTGAGTGAAAATCCATTCATCGGAGAGCAATACGTAAAGAACCTAGAGCGTGCATCAGAAGGAATCAAAAGAAGGCTACTCTACGGAGAGCGAAAGTTCGATGATAACGTCCGAATGCTCTTCAAGTTCGATGACATCCAGGCACTACATGAGAACAAAAGGAAGTGAAGTAAACCTTATCTCATCTGCGACGTAGCAAGATTCGGTAAAGACACTACAAGAATCAGTCTATGGAAAGGTAATGAACGATTCAGAGTAAAAACATACGAGAAGAGTTCCACCAAAGACACCATAAACGCAATAACATACTTCGTGGAGCAATACTGAATAGACTGGAACAACGTTGTAGTAGATGCAGTATGAGTGTGATGATGAGTGGTGGACTGACTACCAAACTGCAGGAGCTTCATAAGCAATGCAAAACCAGTAGCAACGTACTCAAAGAACAACTACGCAGACCTTAGATCACAATGTGCGTTCCTACTCCAAGAGAAAGTCCAGAACAAAGAGATAGCTGTAAAACGAGAACACGAACAAAGAGACGAAGACCGAAGAATCCTGGAACAGGAACTCATGAATACATACATAGACGAAAGAAGTGTAGATGGTAAATCAAGAATCGAACCAAAGGATAAGATGAAAGAAAGGATAGGACATTCACCAGACCTACTAGATACAATGATAATGAGAATGTATCCATACCTGCTAGGAGAAACGGACACTACAGATAACGATTTAAATCCAATCACAAGATAATGCAGATAACTGATAAGCTACAGCAAAAAATCCTAAGAGAGTACGAGCATGGATACAATGCGAACAGAAGTAAGAACATGCTATTCCGTTCACAGCAAGACATCTACGCAACAAAAACAGATGAAGAAAAGCTAAGGAGCCAAATCTTCTGGAGCGTAATGAGAACAATCCAGGCAACCTGTATCATCAACGAACCAGATGTAACATGGGAAGATGAAGACATCCTATTCCAACAGGAGGCAAGAAACTTCACTGACATGTATAGATCAGACTTCATCAAACAGAATTGGGACTTCGATAGATACATCTGAATAGAAGATGTATGTAAGTACGGAAAATTCGTTCAACTCTTCACAGGATTCAACGATGAGAC